TTGTAATAATTTTACTTGATTTTTATATTCATCAGAACCATAAGCATATTGCTGTAAACTTGCTTTTCCTAATTTAACTTTATTTCCAAGAACAGTAGCTTGTTTTTCAATAGCATCATATTCAGCTTGTCTAACACTAGCTTCTCGTCTATCTGCTTCTCCCATAAACTGAGCCATATTTGCTTGTCCTGTTTGACGAGCAACAGACACCATAGCATCTTCAAGCTGCTGCATTTCAGCTTTAATAGCTTCTGTTTGAGACACGTTACCTACCGCAGAAAACTCAGACATTCTTCGTTGAGCGTCATTCATGCGTTGTTGCAAAAGAGCAAGGCTTTCTTGTCCTGCTCCACGAACCGCTGTAGTTTTAAGTGCTGTTGCGGCTTGCAGTTGTTCCGGTGTTTTAGCACGCGACACCATAAAGTCAGCTTGCTCTACTGGAGACATTGTTTTCATGCGAGCAAGCTCTTCTTTTTCTTGCTGTCTTCTAGAAAAACTACCAGCACCTTGAGCAGCAGTAAACAAACCCTGCTGGTACGTAGGATTTATTAGCCCTTGTAGAAATGAATTTGCAAAACTAGCCATTATATTTTTACTCCTAATGCACCAGACAATAAACCAGTACCAACAGTACCAAACAAGTTAGCTTGTCCTAGTGCTGCCGCTAAACGAGACTGAAGCCCTGCCATAGATCCTTCACCAAACAAACCAGCACCGTACAACTGACCACGTTGAGCCATTTCAATAGGTGTCATACCTAGCTGTGCTACGTTCATCAGTTGTGCTTGTGGTATGTAAGAGCCTGTGAGTGCACCCAATGCAAGCTGTTGTTGTGCCTGTTGTGCAGCAAGATCTTGCATAGCCAACTGGCTACCTAACCCAGCGTACTGTGCACCTAAGCCAGCTTGTTGCGCCTGTAATCCACCAGCAAGCTGTGCCAACTGAGCCGCCTGTTGTGCTGATGTAGCTGCTCTTCCTAGACCCTCAGACTGCAACTGAGATTCAATCTGCTGTGCGCTAAGTCCAAGCTGTGACAACTGTGCAGCCCTCTGTTGTGCCGCTGACTGAAGTTGGCTAGAGAGTCCTGCTTGCTGACCAAACAAACCACCAAACGTCTGGGCTTCACTAACAGCCTGTTGACGTTCTGCTTGTGCTTGCTGCATTGCCATCAAGGATGCTCTGTTCTGTGCTTCTTCTTGTGCTTGAGCTAAAGCAAACTGTTCAGGAGCACCACCAAACATAGCTGTACGTACACCTAAACGCCCCTGTTGAGCCATACGCTCTTCTAGTGCAAGACGTTGACGCTCTTCTTCAGGACGCTGTGTAGCTCTGATACGCTCGTATACGTCAGCCTCTCGTCCTGTTGTGTCTTGTAAAGCTCTACCAGCAGTTTGACTTGCTAGTTGAGTGTACTGCTGTCTTAGTGCTTCTACATCAGAAGGGGCCTGTGTATCTAAGCCAGCCATACCTAAGCCAAGTGCTTGTTGACCAAATTGACCTATAGTTGGGGCTTGTTGAGGAGATGTTACCATTAACATTTCTGGTGACATCCCCTTTTCGCGTAAACCCTGAAAACGAGAAGGCATTTCTTGAGGTTGGTAGCCCTCTGGTGCTGCTATTCTGCGTGTTATCTCACCTTCGGTTGATATAAAAATCTTTTCGCCTGTTTGTGGGTTGGTGTAGCCGATAGGTGCCCCGGCAACCTGCCCTATCGCTTGCCCCGGATTGAGAACGCTATTTGCAACAAAGCCAGCAGGAACTGCATTAGCTATTCGCTGTTGTCTTTCCTGCGCCTTTTGTAGCACATCCGGGCTAAGTTGACCAAGCTGACCTTGACCGCCTGCTGCAACGCCGCCTGTTAACTGTCTTTGCTGTTCTTGCAAAAAAGATAAACCTTGCGGAGGAACACCACCACCTAAAGCACTTGCAGCTTGCTGAGTAAACATACCACGCAGCAGGTTAAGATCAGACGGCTGTTGTGCCGCAGCACCCATGAACTGACCACCTAAGCCAAACGCTTGTTGTGCTGCTTGTTGTCTTTGAAACGCTCCAAAAGGACCACCAAGCATAGTACTTTCAGCTTGCTGTTGAAGCATGTCTTGCATAACTTCTTCTTGAGGTGATAAAGTTAAACGAGCAGAAGAGCCTAAAGGAACTTGTTCGTCTCTATCGTCAATGCCGTTATTGTTGTTATCAATAAATCGTGCATCTCTAATATAGTCTGGGCCAGAATAATCACCTCCTGCTCCATAAGAACGTTGTGCTGGTATTAATCTAGTTGGCCCTATAGACTCACCCGGAGCAAAGTCAGTGCCCGGAAAAATATTATTAGGAGGAACATAACCACCGCCACCACCTTCTGTTGGGAACATAGAAGGAGGAGCATACGGTGTAGTATATGAAGGCATAGCAGCAGGAGTAAAACCAAACTGACTACCAGTAGTAGACGTTACAGTAAACGGCCTAAACTGTGATTGTTGTAATCCTTGTTGTGCAATAATGTTTGCACCAGCTTGTGACTCATCACCAATATCACCAAGACGAGAATAAGCATTAGATAAAAGACCAAGACCAGCACTGCCTAACGCAATGTTACCTGCGTTATCAGTTATGTCTCCAAGTAAACTGTTTGTGCCAGTTCCAGTTAGGTACTTAATAAGTGGATCAACGTAATCAGATAAAGCCATTAGTAAGTTCCTCCGTCAATCGTGCCTGTAGACAGAGTACCCGTAAACGTCAACGCAGGAATCGTTACAGTGCCAGTGAATGTAGGAGAAGCTGTGTCTGCTTTGGTTGCAACCGCTGTTGATATAGCGTTGAACTCAGTGTCAAACTCGCTACCACGAATAACCTTACCACTATCTCCAGAAGGTAAACTGTCCTTAGCAGTAAAGTTTGTTGTTTTTGTATAGTTACTCATACTGTTTTACCCATTAGTGCTAATACGTTAATCTCTTGGAGGGATAAAGCAGACCCGTCAATGTCAGCTTCTAGTCCTATCGTAATAATACTTCCGTTACCTGTTGCTTGAACAGAGTTTCTAGTTGTAAGTACACCACCAGTAAACTCACCAATAGCAAACTCGTCAACACCGTAGTACGCAGGTACTTGGTTGCCTACAGTAAACTCGTACGTTTTAAAGTCTGTAGCTAGATCGTAAGCCCACTTCATAAACACTGTTGCGCCTGTAGCACCAACCAGAGTAGGTCTTAGTTTCTTTAGCAACTTTGTTTTAGCAGGATCACCAAACGTCAACCCCGGACTGTAGTACCTAAAGCGGTACGCCGTTGTGTTATCTAAGTAACCTGAGTACGTCCCTATCCCGTCGCTTGTTCCTATGTACACTGTGCCATCAGTTTTAACTTCAAATGACTTATGTGGAATAGAAGTCCACCGTGTAACTCTGTACGCTCCGTTCTCAAGTTTCCCCTTTAAATCAAAGCAGTACGCAGTGAGTTGATCTGGAAACGTAATAACATAAAAGGAGTTCTCAGGGCTGTACACAGATGCTGTAGGTAACGTCCTGTTGTTAATCAAACTAATGATCTCAGTCTTCACGTTTAAACTCAGGTCAGACAGAGGCAGTGACTTCTCTTGGATAGTACGGCCTAAGCTCCTGAGTCCAGAAGGAGACATAAACAAAACGTCTGTGCCAATGTGTTGAACAGAGTTTCTACAGATGCACCCAACACCAGCTACTGTGTCAACCAAAGCCATACTAGCTGGACTAGACGCTCCTCCGTACACAAGTATGCTGTGCTTACCAAAGATAATCAGGGTGTTGTTGTGTGCTGCCAACGCCCGTACTTCATCGTACCCATCAGGCCAAGCCTTAGATACATCTATAGAACCACTGGAACCACCAGTAAAGTCTGTGCCTATCAACAGGTCAGACCAGTAAATAGTTTGTGTGTCTGTTGCGTTGTCTACGATCCACAGTCTACCGTAAGCTGCCAGAGCCTCGTGACACTTCAGAGTAGCCGCAGTAGCTGTACCGTTAGCTACAGTAAATGTACGAAGACCTGTGGCGTTGTCGTATACCAACGGGTCGTACCCACGCTGAAAGAAGTAAGCCTTATCGTTAAAGTTTACAAT